AGCCTTGTCGCTTAGCCACCCCATTATGTAACCCCTATAGTTAGGCCCGACTTAAGCCGGGCAGTGCCTTGTTTAATACCTACTACTACGGCGATACCTGAAATGTTAAACGCTGATTCATCGCCGCCGTGGTTAGTTGACGCTATTTTAAGCCGCAACGCTTCGCACTTCTGGCGGCTCGGCCGAATCTCGAATATTTGCCTATCGTCGTCGTCGACATTAGCCGACGTGTCAAAGGTCGCAGTGTCGGCGTAGGTATCATTATAGTCATACCCGACCGATATAGTTAGGTCGTGATCCGATAGCCGCTCGCCGACTACCACAATTTTATAAACTCGCTGGAAGCCGCCGACGCCGGCAAGGTTTAACCAGTTAGTCTCTAGAGTCATTCCGTATGAGAAGCCGCCGTCGGTGTACACTGTTTGATCATCTTTCCAAATAGCGCCGGCAGTGTTGGCAACATAATAAACGCCGTCGACAACCCTAGCGTGCCTAGCTATCGGCCCGGTGTGTGTTACCCACCTATTGAAATAATAGTCATAAATGCGGGAAACGTCGGTAAGTGCCGTGAATCTAATTTGATTTAAGTCGTTAAACAATTCGGCCGACGTTACCGCCGAGCTGTTTAAGTCCTCGACGGCGGCCCCGATATATGTCGGAGTTAAGGAGCCGTCGAGTAGGTATATGCCTTTCTCCGACATAAACATAAGCCCCTTAGGGCCGAGCACGATCGAGCGCCGCTGGCTACACCCCACGTCCGAGGTTATCTTCTGTGGCTCGGCGAAAAAGTCTTGGCCGGTACGGGACGGGCCGCGACCGTAAATTATAAAAATGCTATCGGGTTTAAAGAAGCATAATTTGTCGTCTATAACTCCCGCACCCTGTATCCCACTTCGGCCACCCTCGACATTTACAACTAATGCCGCGTTAAACTCGGCGGCATAGCCGGGCAACACCTCGTTACTAAACCATGCCTCGTTTTCATTTTCTAAGCCGGTTAAAAACGCTCGGTTATTATATATCGTTACTTCCTTACAAGCCGGCGGGCAATCATTTTCTAAGGTGCCGCCGGTTGTATATAGTGGCTCGTTTCCGACAAGCGCCGAGTCGGAAGTTTGATCGGTATAAGTAACTATTGTCGTCGTCGTGTCATTATCGACCGTGCCGACCCGGTAGTAAATAGTCCCGGCATTAACCGTTCTGTATATCGCTATCTTTATTTTAGTGCGGTTGGTGCCGTCCTTAGTTGTTACGTCGATAGTATTTACATCGACTGCCACGCTTTGAGAGGAGCCGCCGCCGTTTACTACTTGAGAATAGGCCGGCGAGCTCTGGGATTGGTGTCGTACTCCGTTAGCATCGTACCACTCATACACCGCTTTATAGCTATAAGTACCATTGGACATTGAGCCGCCACTTGCCGAGTCTGTGAGTACGTCAAAGGTCGGATACTTTAAAAAATTTAACTCCGTTACGTTTAGGCCGTCATACATACGAACAATGCCGCCGGGTATTATGAGAGTGTTTCCTATCTCTTCGGCACCGGCTAGCAAATTCTCCGTAAAATCCAACCGCACCGCTTCGATAGAGTCGGTGTATTGGAAATCGCCCTCGGTCGAGGTGAATCTCGCTTTTTTATGTATCGCGTATTGATAGACGCCGGAGCTAATTGTCGAAACATCTACCGGCGTCCTGTAGAATGACAAGGTGCCGGCTAGATTTTGGTGGTGCTTGGCGACGATTTCCCCGTCATCCCTCACGACGAAATAAGTACCAGCTACGCCGCCGTCGGAGTCAGTGGCGATATACGCGACACATATCATAAACCAATCAGAGCCATATTGAAAAGGTTGACTAACTAGATCGAGATTATACTTAAACTCGGACGGTGTGCCGATAGTGGCACCCCCGCCCCCGCCAGTTATCTCTAAAGTTATTTTTCTGATTCTAGCGTATGACTGAGTCAACCCGTTTACTGCTATATCGGCCACCACGCCGCCGTTGTCGTAGTATATATCAAGCCCAGTACCGCCCGATTGTGCCTTGGCTACTACCATATTGGGCCGGAAGAAATCATCGAAGTAGTTGGTACTATCATCTAGCGTACCGTTGGCACTAACCCGGTTTACAACCGTCCCCGACGTGGTGATAGTATAGACTCTAAACTTCATAGCGTCGTCGGGGCCACTAGCCGCGCCGTAGGTTACGACAATATAATCATCCGGGTCAAATAGTATATTTATAGGGTAGTCGTCGAGAACGTCGGTCGATGTCGTCGACACTAAGGTATCGGAGCTAAGACTAGAGAGACTAGAGTTAAACATCTCAACGACTAAATCTGGGAATCCCGTTACGTTATTTACATCGACATACGCTAAAATCACCCGCTCATAGGTGCCGTCGTCATACACTCGGGCGTCGAAAAGGGACGGCGCGTTACTCCACTCGGACGATAGTGTAACCGCCGAGCCGATACTTGTCGGATCGGTGCCCGGTGTTAAAATTCGTCCGTATAGCGTACTAGCCGAGTCCTCCGCGTATACAAAGTATATATTGGAGCTATCGGCCAGTACCTTGACGCCAATCATAGCGTCGGTCGATATTGTCTCCTGATGTACTACTAATTTTTTATCGTCATCATATACAATCGCCACGATGTCGACCGGGTTACTTCCGTCGTCGGTATCCCCGACGAGGAAGGCAAAGGCCGTATAGTCGCCGAGTTTTGCACTACTGGCAAAGGTCGCCGATTCGGTGCCGGCGTATATCTGCGAAGTTGTCACAACGGCGCTAGGTATGTCGCCTTTTTCTACCCACTTGGTAGCGGCATCGGAGTAAGAATATAGTTTAGAGTTATCTTGACATAGTAGCTGGGAGCCTAGCCCCGCTATTGCATTGGGCGACGACAACGAGCCTCCGCCTTGTATGTTGCTTGTTAGAGCGGTGTTTCCGGTGCGCTTATCGATTCGGCCATCTTTGTTGAATACGCCGTTTTCTAGCGTTTCAAAGGTGACAGGTAGCCGCCCCTTGGGGTCGGTTTTCTGATCGATACCGGCCTTTAGGTCTATAGTTATTTTTTGCTTAGTTAATGGCATTAAAACACCCATAGGGAAAAAGTCGGCGTGCCCGTGGTTGTGATTGTTATATATGTACTAGTGTACTCGCCCGTCCTGCGAATCGTTCCGACACTATCGGTATCTACGACAATCCACCCCCTAGGTTTGCGCCCTAGCTTGTGGGCTATATCCCTAGTCTCCCCATTACCCATAACGATATCTTTTATAAGTATACCGTTTAGTATCTCTTTAGATCCGAGTAGCCTTACGGCCTCCGAGGCCGAATCGCTTAGGCGGGATACGTTTAAGTCGCTCGACCTAACCCGCTGGAAGTCGGCGGCGCGGCGACGGCTCATTATGCCGGCCCCCCGAGATAGCCTAAGCCGACTCGTCTAATATCTGTAACTTGATCGGGCTCACTGACGTCGCGATTTTGGGCGACGGCTTCAATGCGTGCTAATTGTTGTTGTTTCAAAGCCATAAAGCCGCTCGCGTCAGACTCTTCTTTAAGCATACACTTAATACAGGCATCGACGACAATAAACTCGCGCCAATCGTCGATAACGCCGTCGGCGGTTTCGTCGGCGTTGTCAGATAGAACAGTTCTTTGGGGTACGTACCATACCCTATAATCGCCCGGCGCGGCGCTAGGTGGCTCGAAGTAAATTGTTTGCCCCATTGTTCTATAGGTTACGCTAGGGTTTTGAGTATCAAACACCCTTAAAACTGTATCTTGCCCGCGTTGAGCAAAATTAAATTTTCTAACTGGAATATAAGCGCCGCCGATACTTCGGTCGACGCCCCTAATTTTGTAAAAGCCGCTAGGTAAGGCTTGAGACGACGCGCCGCTCGCTACTGTAAACGTCGTGGAAGTTATAAAATATTCTTCCATTTTTGATACTAGTAAGTCGTAGAGTTCGCCGTAGCTGGCATTGATATAACTATTTAGCTCCGAGTCCGAGATAAAATCCGAATTTTCTTGGTCACACCTTTCGCGGATTTCGGTTCGTAAAGCAGATAAAGCAACGCCCATAATTTAATCCTTGTCTAGCGGTTCCATTGTTTCGCGCTCGATTAAGATCATTTCGATCGCATCTTTGAGCGCGGCGGCCAATCCTTTAGAGTCTCCCGACTTGAGGCTAGAAATCATTGAACTAGCACAGGCATCTAGCCCGGCGTCATTCTTATATTCCCCCCCTTTTTCCGAGTCACCCTTCATTTTGGCCCCGCCCTTTAGTCGCTCGACTATTACGGCGGTTATATTTTTCTTATTGTCCGGGCCGAGTAGCATCATAGCGGCCCCCTTAAACCGTAGAGTTTTTAAGTGCGATTTCTACGTATGCAATAAATCCACTCGTCGGGTCGGCGTCCGAGCCGTCGGTCGGGTCGATAAATTGTAGCAAGAAACTTTTACTAGACATATCGACGTCGCGCACTACCGGGATAACGCCGGCTGTAGCGCCAACCGCCGCCGCGTCGGCGACTTGCATAGTTACATTACACCCTTTAAACTCCGGGTATTGATCCTCAAGCGTAACAGTATAGCGCCCGTCGGTAGCGGCTACAACTGCGACGTCGAAGCCTTCGCAATCTGCAGTTACCGCACCCGAAGCGCCAAAGGTTAGCTTGCCGTAAAGTTTAACGATAGCTTTTTCCATCGTCGCCACTTTATCGCGCAAATATCTATCCATTAGAATACCTCTTAAGTTATTTACCTGTAAAAGTGGCGAATTTCTAGTAAATCAAAAATTAATAGAAACTCGCCACGCCTAAAAACTCTTTAAACTTGGATATTTATAAAGTGATTCGGAGCCCGTACCGCGAAATTACTGTAAGATCCGTAACGCACTTCAGCGCCGTCGTCGTCAGATTGACGCAACCACAATCCCGCGTCGTCGTGGTTCAACGGTCGTACCGGCTCGCCAAGAGAGTAAAGTTTGCACTTCTCTAAACATACGCCGAATACTCTATTGTCCGGGCAATTATGGTCCGGGAGGACTTTAATATCGCCGCGACTACCGCCCGAGATTGTGATCCCGCGGAATGATACGCGGGCATTAGCCGCCAAGTCGACATATTGAACTTTTGAGCCGAGTGACTTTTTAAGGTCGCCGAATTTATCGTGACTCATAAAGTAATGATCGATATAGCCGCCGTCACGTCCGACAAGGCTAGCACCTTCGATCAACGCTTCCTCTAGAGGTACGCCGCTTGCTGAGTACCTATGACCCGACAATCTAGTAATATCTGCGGTCCTGTCAACTCCGTAAAACGCCGTCGAATCGGGGGCACTGGCCGGAATCCAATCTTCGAGGCCGCTAATACTTGCACCCCTATCACCGTTGATAAAGAGATAATCATCGGCGGCGATTGTACCATTTGAGTCATACTCTTCGGCGAAAGTAACCGTACCCGCTGATCTATCGACACCAGTCACGGTAAACGTATCAACGCCGGTTTTTGACAATCTTTGAGTACCGCCAGAGAGAGCCGCGAAAGCTACAATCTGCATACCCACCTCAAAGTTAGTGATGTCGCCCGCGCTTTTAAGCGTGATCACCATCGGATCGGCTTCAGTCGGCTCGACACTTACTTGGCCGATTTGCCCTGAGCTATCGCGGTAAAGTGATCTAGCTAAGTTGTTAGATAGTTCACTGATAGCGCCGTCCATCTCCATAGTCGCAGCGTCGACAAAAGCATTTTCATTACCTTTAGCCGCGTGAAGTAGGATTCCGCTAATCGTAGCAATCGAATAATCGAAAGCATGGGTTAGGTTGAATTTTTTAGTTATCTTACTAGTCGCGGTTGAGCGCGATTGAGCGGTCGAGAAAGTACGGCTCCGACCTTGTGGGTTGCCGATCGCCACGGGGATTGGCAACAAATCGCCGCCAAAGTTTTTGGCCTTCGGCACAAGTGCGAAAAAAGGATTATCCTTGTAACACATATCTTCGACGCGATCCTGTGTATAATGCTCTTTCAAAATCGCGTCGTAAGTAGTTAAAGTAGCTCCATTAGCCATGATATAACCTCACGAAAATAAGTTAATAAAATAAAAGATTAGTTTAATTTAGTTTTGGCTTATTTTCGCAAGGCCCGGCCGACGGGTTAGTTCATATTTCTAAGGTTTAATTCTCTCAGTCTTTCGATCATCCGTGCCTTGCTATCGTCTTCACTCAAATAGCGGCCTGAATGTTCTGGCATAGTGGCGGCGGTGTGTTGGCTTGTTAGGGTGGGTGCCGTCTCAATAGGCTCGTTTCCTGATTTCTCAGGTTGCAGATTGCCGAACTTGCTTCGTAGTTTCTGAATACCGACTAGTTTTTCTAACTCACTCTCGTAGTAAGCTTCTACTTCCCTAGCGGCGTCCTCGACTGTTTTGGAGTCGTCGCCGGTTTCATTGTAATACTCTACCCAAGCATTGTAAACATGCTCATAAGCATTGTTGGCGTTTATGAGCTCAAAATCGGAATTACCTGCTAATTTTTGCTTTATTCCGGTCATTATTTGAGCCATCTGAGCTTCATTTTCGCGCTCGGCCGCTTTTTCGTCTCTAGTCTTGAGCTCTTGACGTAACTCGTCAATCTCGGCTTGCAGCGTTTTAACACTATGTGACTCTGTCGGCTCGCCGTTATTGATTATTAAATCGGCTAAGTCGTTTATATCGAGGCCGATCGATTGTAAAAACGCCGTGGGGTTGCGCCTAGCATTTTCTTTAGCTTGGCGGTACTCGTTTAGCTCGTTAGCTTCGGCTTTAATTGCCCGCTCGCGCTCAACGATTGCCCGCTCGCGACGAGCCAGGGCCGCAAAAGCTCTATGATCGTGCTTAGGCGGTTCGGGCTCAGCGGGTTTTTCCGGCTCGGGTGGCGCTTCGCTAGCGGCTTCCGGGGCCGCGCCTTCCAACTGGCCGTCGGAGGGTTTATTTGCTTCGGGTGTCGGTGCTTCGTTTTGTAATACCATCTCAAATTTCCTTATGTAGTTATGCCATAGGTACGAGGTCAGATTCCGGCGGTGCTTCCGGGTTAGCTATTGGCGGCATGTCGCCGCCCTCGCCGCCAGCTTCCGGTGGCATTGCCTCCGGTGGCGGTTGCTGTTGTTCGGCTTGCTTATCCATAAGCGCCTTAGTTTGGTTCATAAATCTAACGAGTAGTTCTAGCCTCTCGTTATCCATGTCCTCAGTTCGGCCGAGCAAGTAATAGTTTTGGGCCGTATCGAGTACGAGCTCCAAAGGTTTCATAAACGGCTCGGGCGGTATAAATTTCTTTTTCTTAAGCATTTCCTCGATAACCTTAGAAATCACTTCGGTTTTAGCAAGTTTTAGATCCGAAATTTTTCTAATATCCGGGTAATCGAGTAGTGCGAAACCTTCCGATTTAGAAAAGAATCCCGATTGGACGAGCTCCTGGACCTTTTGAAGTTTGCCAGCTGGAGTCGACGGAAGTAACCCGGTCGGGTACGGTCGGCAAGTTAGTTTATCGTCGGGTATGTCGACGTCGGAAAAGCGTAGCGGCGCGGTGCCGGTTTGTCTTACTGCTTTTACTATTACGTCATTGCCCTTTTCCCGTTGCTCTCGAAGCATATCTATAGTGATATTAGTCGCATCCAAATAGAAAGACTCGACCATGCGCTCGACGGCCGCGAATCGCTCCGTTTCTGTATCCTTGTACTCTCGAAGCGCGACGGCTGAATCTAGCCCGCCTGGTTTACGTGCGGCGGCTGATAACATCGATATTCCGGTAATCTCAAAAGCCCGCGAGAATAGCCGCTCGATATGGCTATAAATTTCCGAGCTCATAGACTGGGGTACAAACATTTTAGGTGGTTGGCCCGAGTAATAGTAAATACCGCCGACCTTGTTTGACATATTGGAATTGACGCCCTTGCTCATGATGTCGAGCCATATTTGGGGTACGGCCATACGGTTTTGACATTCGGAGACAAGCCACAATAATTTATTAATCTCTAATTGAATACCGTATAACTCTTCGGCCATGCCGATACCCTCAAATCCGATAGGTGCCGGAGTCCACCGCATGAATAGAAACGGTAAGTAGTTCTTTTCATACTTCTCGGAGAAAAGTGTAACACCTTCCATACATATCGAGTGTATCCCGTCGCCAGCGTCGGGGCCGCTTGGGAGTCGCCACGACTCGACTACTTCGACCATGTCGGATTGTCGGCCGTCGTCGCTGTAGTCTTTAGCCGAGTCGGCTTTAAGTATCTGACGTTTTAGCTCTGGTTTGCTAAACATGTCGGCCAGTACGTGCCGATCTATAACTCGCTTGTGGTGTATTTGGCGGGGTTTCTGGTAAAGCGCCTCGTGCGGGTCGATAACGATCTCACTAAATGGGATATTCTCGGCTTTAACTCGTTTCTCATACGGACACACAAAAAACTTTGTAGCACCCGTCCCCACGGTGGCCGCTTCTCTAAATGTTTGAGTACCGACGCCGTAAAGGCTACGATTTTCTCCGGTGCCGGTGCCCATAGTCTCATAAAGAGATAGGATATAATCAGTGAGTAGCTGCGCTCGGTTTTGTAAGTCGATCGAGCCGCCGTGAGTTAGAAACATCGGTTTAAATCTCTTGGTGCCGATTTTACTTGTTGCGGTGTCTACGCAAGACTTAATTACATTGTAAGTAACGCCAGCGCGGCCTCGTGTTCTAAATGAGTATAATTTACGCTTGGCACCCGTCCAATTTCCAAGCGTCGGGCTATTGACGTAAAGACTCCCATAGTCTCGCAGTTTCTTATATTTCTGTTGTTGGTGGCGCTCTAACTCCGCGACTAGCGGTATAACGTGCTCGTGTAAGTTAGATTTTTTCTCGGACCACCACCTAGGGGAAAAAGATTTTTGCTCGCCGGTAGTGCTATTATAATTTATTACCTCGATGTCAGACATTATTTAGCCTTTCTTGGTTGTTCGTCGTCGGGCTCAAGCCCCATTAGCTCGCTATCGCTAGGGATTCTATACCCGTCAAGGGCTAGCGACTCGGCCGGAGATAATTGCGGCTCGAAATTTTGGCCGCGAGTAATCCGTGCGGCGTCGCTAGTCCCGTCATAGTCAAAGCCTATGATATTATATTTTTCCATAAGCTGAAACAATCCCTCTATCTTGCCGTAATCTAGTTTATTCTCTGGTTTAAACATCTCTACCCCCTCAAAAACCAAGGTTTATCTTGCGCGTCGCGCTCATTTTGCCACTCTTCTAGTGCCCTTTTCATAAGTGCCTCTTCTTCCGTTTCACTTTTCGGCTTATTTTGTGCCATGTACGCCAAACATCGCCGCCAAGCGTAAAGCGCCGCGTCAGCGCAGTGATTCTCACAATCCGGGTGCTCGGCTCGTTTGACAGCCTTGTCGTCCCAGATTAGAGAGTCGTATTCCTCTTGTAGGTCGGTCGTTTCGGTGTCGACTAGTTGGATATAGCCTTGCTGAAACTCCGAGTTCATGAGCTCAATAAAATCGGCCTTGCCCCTTTTCTCCGCTGGCATAAGAGGTAGGCCGTATCTTTGCTTCATTTCTTCGACGGCTTGCTTGGCGGCATTATCGACAACAATAACTTGAGGCCGGTAGGCGTCGACATAATACTCTAGCCGCTGGGCGACTTGACTAATAATCATTTCCGACTTCTTATATGCGTGTCTAATATACACCGTCCGATCATACTCGCGGTAAGAACAGACTACAAAAGCCGTGGCATCGTTATATCCTAAATCGACTCCGATAATGTTAATCCATTGATCCGAGTCCTCTTTACTAGGTTTAGGGCATAGGTTTTGCTCGGCACGGTAGCGATAAACTAGTGCCTCGTCATCTACAACCCACTCATTAAGATACATACGACGATAGGCCGGCGTCTCTACAACCCTCGGATTATTAGCGATCTTGCGATCCATAATCGCCTTGAAATTTTCCCGCATAAACGGATTATCAAGAGCCCCCCACTTATGCACCTTCCAACCGTCCCGCACACGGCCAGTAGTCACGTCAAAAAAGTATGATTTTTTAGTGAAGCGGGTAGGTGTCCCAATTATACCGACCCACCCATTTTTATAATCCGCCGTACACGGTTCGAGATTTTCTTCGATTAGATCCGCCACGTCAATAGTCCACGACCCGGCCTCATCAATAATAATCGATGAGTATTTACCGCCGAGAAATTTTTCCATTTCCTTAGTCGACGAATCCGCCCCGCCTAACATTATCTTACCTCCGCCAAGGTGTTTAGGCAGTGTCATCTCTAAGCGCGACTCATTAAAACTAGCACCTAGCGCGTACTCTTCATTTAATTCTTTAAGCACGTTATCCCAATAGATCGCCCGGGCCGCCCCTTTAGTTAACGCCAAGTAAAGCGCGGTGCTGCCCGGGTGAGTTATCGAGATAGCCCGAAGCTGGGCCAATCCCGCACCCTTCGACTTGCCGGCTCGGCGCGTACATTGCGCGGCCTTGCGCGGCGACTTGTCGAGAATAAAAGCAGTTTGAGCAGCAAACTCCGGCGAGTAGAATTTAGGCTGGCTACCGATCACCTTATTACAGTGCTCGATAACCCGTAACGCTTCCTCCCTACTAGTAATCTGTATAGGTTTTTTTGTCACTAAACACCCTTACAATTATTCTAGTCGTCTTAGTCGCCGGGTCGTTCACTTCCTCATATAAATTAGGGTCGTTTAGAATCTCGCGGCCAATTCCTAGCGCCAACTCGTCGAGCCACACTAGCCGCTCGTTTTTACACACACAAACAATCGGCGCGACGTTCTCGACGATCCATTCCCTAGCAGCGGCCCGATATTCTCTCGCCGAGTCAATAGCGAAAGTATTCGGCGCGTGACCCTGCGCTCTATTTACTAGCTGGACTAGCTTTTTTTGTAGGCTCATATTCTCGCCACCATTTCACATTATTGAGCGTAGTATACGTCTTGTCGCCAGTTTTAGCATTTTCAACTAAAACCTTTCCGTCGTCGTACAAGTATACATATAGAAACCTATGTTTCGTCGTATCGTAGAAGTCTTGTACTCGCTCGCCGTCGTGTACCGGATATCCGAAGTGCATGTGCTTTATCTTAATGCGTTTCGATTGGCTCATTACTAAACATCTCCTTTAGATCGTTAAATATATAAAACGGGTTAAACCTATACCCGCGCTCGTGCATTGCCGGCCCGGTGGCTTTATCCGTCTTATGAACTAGATATTTATTCGTATTGTCGGGGTCGGGGGCCAGGGATTCGGCAAACTCTGTCAAGCGCGTGCCTATTCCGTAGCCCCGATATATGTCCTTCACATAAACGTAATATAAAAACATATTACCCGCCGGGTCGTAGTCGAAGATTATAAACCCGAATATCTGCCACGGGCTCGACCTATCGCAAGCCACCGCCACATTATGAGTATCTACAATATGATTCCATAGCGGCCCATAATAAAAGTCATAAGTGCGGCCAGGCACCCTCCTAGTCTGTGGACTATTTTTAAAGTAATGTCGGTGGCACGTTTTAATAATAAAAGGTGCGTCTACCTCATCCATTTCTCGTATATAAATATCTA